TTCCTCATACTCTTCTACGTCATTGATAAATGCGTGGTAGTGCTGTGGAATAGACACGTTGAACTCTGGTAGGTTTAGATACTCGTAAAGATTTTCTTTAATTTCTGCATCATTCCTAGGATTGTCATCGAAAGTTGCAGCACCAACAAGACGAAGAGCTTGCAAGGCACGGCTATTAACACCATTGCCCTTGCCAAAAGTAAAATCCTCAAGTTGTTTGTAGGAGCTAAAAGGGCGAGCAGCAATATACTTAGCAGCAATGTTGTCAGAAATGTATTTGATTGCTGAAAGTCCAAAGCGGATTCCCTTTCCTTCGATTGTAAAGTCAATGTCTGAGTCGTTAATGTGTGGTAGGCGGATAGGAATACCCATACGCTTTGCTTCGATAAGGTACTCTGTACGAGCATCCTTGTCGCTTTCGTTCTTGAGCAATGAATACATAAACTCAATAGGATAGTTATGCTTTAGCCATGCTGTCCAGTATGATAGCGTTGAGTAGGCTACAGCGTGAGACTTATTGAATGAGTACCCTGCGTGAGCCTCAAAGTCGTGCCACAGTTCTTCTGCAATGTTTGGAGACAGGTAGCGTGAAGCACCTGCAACAAATTGGTCTTGGAACTGCTTAAACTCTTTAGCATCCTTCTTCTTACCAATAATCTTACGAACCTTGTCAGCTTCAGCCATGGTCATGCCACCAAGTTCTGTACAAGCAAGCATAACCTGTTCCTGATACAAGATACATCCGTAGGTCTCTTGGGTAAATGCTTTCAGAATCTGGTGCTTGTAGTCTAGGTTCTGCTTACCGTGCTTGCGAGCAATGTAATCTTTACCAATGGTGTTCATAGCACCTGGGCGAACTAGAGCGTTAGAAGCAGCAAGTTCTGCAAAATTCTTGACACCCATCTTGACTAGCAGGTTAGTGTAAGGCGTAGCTTCACATTGGAAGACACCCTTAGTAAATCCGTCAGACAACATGGCGTAGACGTTCTTGTCTTCCATGTCAATCTTGTGCAAGTCAATCTTAGTTCCAGTGCGTTCTTCAATAATCTTGGTAGTGTCTTGAATAACAGATAAGGTCTTTAGACCAAGGGCATCAATCTTAATCAGACCAATACGCTCTGCTTCTTCCATGTCTACCGCCACCACAGGGATACGCTCTTTATTGCCAGGACTAGTGCGTGTCTCTAGTGGGGCAAACTTGAAGATAGGCTCCTTAGACGTTACAACACCTGCAGCGTGGATGCCAGTGCCACGGATACGACCACGAAGTTGCTCTCCATACTCTTCAATCTCTGGGTATTTGTCACGGAATTCTGCGGTTGACTTAGATGTTAGGTATTCGTCCCAGTCATCTACAAGCTTAAGAACCTTGTTAACGTCTGGTAGTGGAATGTTTAGGACACGAGCAACGTCACGAACGATACCTTTGCCTTTAAATTCAAGGAATGTAGCGATAGATGCAACGTGACGATACTGGCGAACCAAGTAATCCTTTACTTCTTCACGACGTGAGTCCTGGATATCTGTATCAATATCTGGAAAGTCATTACGCTCTGGGTTAATAAATCGGAAGAATAGAAGACCGTGCTGGATTGGGTCTACGTCTGTAATGCCTAGAGCATAGCAGAGTAGCGAACCAGCAGCCGAACCACGCCCTGGTCCAACCATTATGTCTTCTTTCTTAGCCCAGTTAATCATGTTACGAACAACCAGAAAGTATGGAGCAAACTTCTTGTCTTTGATGACCCCAAGTTCTTCTTCTAGTCGGTCTACGTACTCTTGCTTAGATTCTAGTCCACGCTTGGCTAGACCCTCCATAGCAAGCTCACGAAGCTCTTGGTCTGGGTTTACATACTGTGCTGGAAGCAAGTCTAGGTGGTCTTGAATATCGTAGTCTTCAATCTGGTCTGCAATATCCTTACTGTTCTGGTACATATCTTCACGGTCAATGCCTTGCTTGAGCATAGCGTTACGCATCTCTTCGTCAGAAAGTAAGTGAATCTCAAAGTCTTTGAATGACATCTGACGGTCTGCACCATATAGGTAGTCTAGCTTGTCCATAAGGTTGTCATACTTTTGAGTACCTGCAAAGTTAGCTTCGCCAACAGTCTTGTTAGAATATGAGTTTAGGATTAGTTTTAGTTCTTGAATGTCTCGTTGTCCAGTGTGTGCGTGGTGGCAGTCTGGAGTAATGACAGGCTTGATTCCAAACTCATCAGCCAGGTCTAGAAGCATCTTGTTGACTTCTGCTGGGTTATGTGGCATTACTTCAATGTAGTAGTTGTCACCAAACTCTTCTTTAGCCCACTTGATGTGCTCTTTAGCAGCAGCAAGATTGTCTGCCTCAATTGCCTTACATAGATATCCAGAAAGACATCCAGAAGTAATGACTAGACCCTCTTTGTACTTAGCAAGAATCTCCCAGTCCATACGAGGCTTTTTGAAGAAACCCTCAGTCCAAGCAAGTTCATTAAGCTTGTTAAGGTTTTCTAGTCCCTGTGCATTCTTAGCTAGGATGATAAGGTGATTGTAGTTTAGGTTAAGAAGGTCTTCCTTATCTTTTTCTTCGTGGTCAAAGCGGTCTTTACAGATATACCCTTCGACACCCAGAATAGGCTTAATTCCTGCAGCCTTGGCAGCACGATACATTTCACGGTGTCCAGATAGAGAGCCGTGGTCAGTAATTGCAATAGAAGTCATGCCAACTTCAAGAGCACGGTCAACGTACTCCTGTGGTGTGGCGATGCCGTCAAATAGCGAGTAGTGTGTGTGAACGTGTAGTGGAGCGTAGCTCATTATATCCTCTGATTGTTGAATAAAGTTTAGTGGGGCAGTTTATAGTGATACCCAGCACATTGTTTTACCAGTCGGTGTTGCTAGAGGTGACCGATGCAGCCTGACCAAAGCCGAAGTAAAAGTTCTCCTGCTCTGCATATGGAACTTCACGAACAACCTTCTCAAGGTCGAACGCTTCGACTTCGCCCCAGGTGTAAGGCTCTGAGTCTGGCTTGGTTGGAAGCAAGGTGTAGCTGGTTTCAGTTCCCTGACCATTACGCTTAATCTTCCACTCAAGGTTTGAGATAGAGCCAGTCTCTAGAGCATACTCACGAATAGTGTTAAATGCTGACTGCTTTGAAATACCCTGTGACCAAACTGCCACGTAGGGAGCCTCTGTGCCATCGTCAATGATGACGTTGCAGTAGAAGCGTAGGCGTGAACGCCAACCAGACTTAGGCTCTTTACGAGCCATCTCACAGCCGTAGCAACGACCTTCTGAGTCAATGGTACAAGCAGCCTTAAGCTTGTAGTCCTTTGGGTTAGTGTGTTCTGCGATAACCACGGATAGTCCACGGTCTTCGCTGTAGTTTGCTGAGTCGCTGTCTAGCTCCTCAACGAAACGGATTTTGGCAGCCTGACCGTCCACTAGTTTTACCCAGCGAACCTTCTGTCCACCATTTGCACTGCTATCATACTTTGGCTTGTCAACTAGTGCGTTGATATCTTTAAGCCCTCTAATTACGCTCATAATATTCTCCTTATGTTTTTAGCGGATTACTAGTTTAGCATACCAGCAATAGTCTTGTCAAATGACTCTTCAATGTTTTTTATTGCGTCATCGGACATATCGCCAATATCCTTATATTGTTTATCCAGTTTGATTACGATTACACGAGAGCCAAGACGTTCAATAATCTTGTCTTTCATGTTACCGCCAGCTTCATCATTGTCAGCAATGACATATATCTCATTGAAGTATTTTTGAAGTAGGTCTGTTTGTATCTTGGATACGTTTGCACCCAAGGTTGCTACAGCAGGAAAGCCACACTGGTCAAGGCGGATAGCGTCAAACGAGGACTCTACCACATATACCCTGCTTGATGCTTTTACTCTGTGTAGGTTAAATAGTACTTTGCTTTTAGGTAGTCCTGGAGTGTTCTTGAAGTCTTTACCCTCCACAGAACGCCCTACAAAGCCTACAGTGACACCATCTGGTGATGCTACAGGAATTGTAACCATGTCTTGCTTCTCGCTGTAGCCAAGGTCAAATTTCTTTATAGATGCTTCTGTAATTAGTCTGCCATTGTAGTAACGAAGAGCACGAGGTGAGTCTAGTGCTTGCTGGTTAAGACGTTTAATTTGTAGTTCGTCATACGGAAGATAGTCTGGCTTTACTACCAATGCCTGATTAATCTGATAAGAAAGGTCAGTCTCTGTCTCTTTAGACTTTACAAAGCGAACAGCTTCAAAGTATGTACGACCAGAAGTGTGCATAACAAAAGCAGTTAGGTCACAAACGTGCTGACAGGAAAAGCAAAAGAAAAAGCCAGAACGCTTGTCGATTTCACCAGCAGGTGAGCGAAAGTTATTGTGGAAAGGGCAGAAAATAATGTAATCAGAATCTACTTCTGATTCGATGTTGATGCCTGACCCTGCAAGGACTCGTTTAATTTGTTCTGGCGTGTATACGCTACTGTTCCGTCTATTCCTGTAATCCATTCGCTCTTTCTTCTTCCTACATATGTTCCGTACATTGATAATTGAAATGTAAAATATTCTGTTGTATCGTTAAATTCTATCGTAAAATCTGGGTCAATGTCAAGCCTTGGCACATATCCAGATAGACGCATTTCTGCGGTGACTAACCTAATGTATTCAGTTTTAAGTCTACCGATAGCTGCTTCATCGTGGATTTGACCATCCAAGAAAAAATGTTTAATTGGTTTATGGTGTACATTGACCATACTCCATTATAACTAGTTTTCTTCAAAGTCCTTGTAACGATAGTAGCCCTTGTCAAAGTCAGCCTGAACCATAAACTCACCCATAAAGCCATTACGGTTCTTACGGAATACACACTCAATGATATCAGAGTTAGTGGCACGACCTAGAGCAAGCACCCAGTCAGCATCGTAAGCAATCTGGCGTGACCAAGCGGTCTGTCCAAGTGTAGGAACAGTATCTAGTTTATTAACGTCATCGGGTGTTGCAGACGAGATAGCAATAATAGGCATCTCTTCGCTAATAGCCATAAGTTTTAGTTCACGAGATAGGTTCTTCATGCGTACCGTCTCGTTATCTGACTTCTGATTAGGCGACATAAGTTGCAGGTAGTCTACGATAACTAGGTCTGGCTTGTACTGGTCAATTTTACCACGGATAACTGATGGAGTTACTTCTCCACCGCCATCGTTAGAGATGATGTGGAACTCTGGCTTGCCAGCAAGCTCTTTCTTGTGCCAACGCTTTAGGTCTTCAATCTCTACTTGACCATTGCTCATCTTGCGGTGTGACCAAAGACCTTCACCCATGATTGTAAATACACGGTTGCGAACTTCAGTCTCGCTCATTTCAAGAGAGATGATTAGTGGTGACTTGCCTTGTTTCCAAGCCTCTACTGCAAAGTACAAAGCCATCCACGACTTACCAATTCCTGGGTAAGCCAGGAATACGCCTAGCTGACCTGGCATGATGCCAGCAGGTAGATAGTTGTCAAAGCCAGCAAGACCAGTCTTGATGCCAATAGCACCCAGCTCCTGTTGTCTGGCTAGGTTCTCAAAGTAAGACACAGCAGAGTCTAGGTCTGTTGCGTCAATGTCACGAATAACTGCTGTGTTCTTGCGTAATTCTGATGTCTTGGCAATTAGGTCTTCTAGAGCCTTTGTGCCTTGCCCAGACTGTACATCTGCAGCGGTTGAGCGTAGAACATCTTTGAGGCTATCATTAAGGAATTCAGCTTGTAGTTCTTCTAGGTGATACTTGGTGGCTCCTACGCCATCTACAGGAATAAAGTCACGGTACTTTTCAACCACAAGAGAGATAGGCGGAACTGTGCCATTGGCTTCTGAGTAGTTACGGATAAATGTCCAGATATCATTGTGTGTTCTAAGAATGTTGTCTACGTTTGCTTGTAGCAATACGTGGACCTGTTTGTCTTGCAATACCGCCGATATTAACTTTGATTCTGTATTAGTCATTCAACCACTCCCTGGCTTTCGCCCTGCGTTCTGCTCGTTCCGCTTCATCTTGTTTTCTTGCTTCGATAGCGTCAAGGATGCGGTCGGCATAATTAGTAAACCATTTCCAGCTTGGATTTTGGCTTGTTTCAAAATAATAGTCCAACAGATTGTAGCATTCTGGCAAACCATAGGATTCGATAAGGGCATCTGCAGCCCACTGCTCAACATTTAGGTTGAGCGTTACTCTTTCTTCGTAATGCTTTGTGTGCAACTTAGCGTAGCGACTGAGCAAAGCCATACGGTCTTTGCGTTCAGCCATTACTTACCGTCAGCCTCTGAGTGTGCTTCTGCTACTTTTTCAGTTAGCTTGTTCTCTACAAACCCATAGACACGCTCAAACGCTTCGCTGGTAGTCTCGCCATCACGCTTGTTGTCTGAGATGCTAATATCAATTCTTAGTGACTGAAAGTTGCCTAGGTTCAATGTGTAGCCTAGACCAACTGTTACTTTAGTGCTTTCGTTTTCCATACCCAATACTCTCTTCTATTAGATTTCTTCATTCCATACAGGAATAAAACGACCGTCCTCGGTCCTTGTATAAGTAAGTATACCATCACCCATACGCCTTGTCAACTCCTGTTTTGTAGGAGTTATATCATTTGTAATCAGCTTATCTTTACGAGGCTGACCAATGTGATAGGTGGCTAGTATATCACGAATTTCGTGAACCTGCAACTCAGAGTAATAACTTCTTACTTGCCATCCAGTTGCCCCACCTTTTTGACCACCTGTTGGATGCGGAATTACTCCACGTTTCATCAGGTTTGGTAAATATTTTTTATGGCGATTAACCAAGGTTGCTGTCTCTCCAACCGTGTATGCCTTTTTTCTATTGCGTTTAAAGTCAGTAACAAGACAGCTTTCAATCTGGTCTTTTACTATGTTGTATACGGACATAATTCCATTAGAGCGATTCATGTGGTGTACTCTTACAAGGTCTCCGTTTAAAAACCAAACTTTTTTGCTTCCTGGAATGACTGGAGCATTATTATATGCTTCTCTGTCCATTATTATACAGCTCCTGGGACTCCAATTGCAATAATATTTACGCTAGTATTTGCAATGCTACCGCTTGCCTGAAACTTTACATAGCCTGAAACATTTTGAGTGGTGGTGTTTGTAATTACAACTGCGTGGTCTTGAACAACACTTGAATTAGCAGTGTGAAAAAGTGTTGCTGTTACAACTGGTGGTTTCTGATAGGCTATAGCAAATGAGTGACTAAAAGTAACTATGTCAGCCGTTGCCTCTACTTTGTCTAAAGATACATTGGCGGCTTGAATAGAAAGGCTTGTCGTAGAGTATGTGTTTGTAACTTTGTCTTGACCAGTAACAGATGAGTCAGTTGCCTCTTTTCCTTGTCTACTTACCAAACCATTAACGGTGTTAACGGTGTCAATAATTGTCTGTATGTCTAATGGTTGTCCTGCAATAATTGTCATAGTTTATTATACCACACCTCCGTCTATTGGGCTAGTTTCTGTTGAAACTCCTGTAGAGGATAAAAATATTTGTGCAGGAGTATTTAAAATTTGTGGAGAAGTTGGCAACTGAATTGCAAATTTTGCCATTTTTGTACCATCTTCTGATTGATACGCTACAGGAATGTCAATAACAAATGAGTTACCTGTTGACCTACCAGAATAGGAATAGGCTGTATAGGTGGAACCTGAGTTGCTAGACCAAGCAACATAAAGGTCATACTGCGTCATATATACGTCAGGCGATGTCCAGGATAGCATAAACTTTTCACCATCTGAAACCACATTCAAGTTTACGCTTACTGACGTAAAGTCCCTAGCGTTTATTACCTGAACAGGTGTCCAAGCAGAGCGTTTTGAGCCGTTTTCAGAAACAATTTTATATCTAAAGTAGTATTGCCCTAGCAAATGTGCTTCTCCAACCGCATCTGTAACAGTTGCTGTAGTTGAATTAGTAACAACAAATGCAGACTGTGTAGCAGAAACAACTGTAAAATTTCCGTTATATCCGCTAGGAGACAATCCCTGTATGTCAATCGTGTCTCCGACCTTTAGCCTGTTTGTTGCTGTGTATGTTACACTACCAGCCGAAGGGCTGCTTGGAGAAACGCCAGAAATAGATATGGGTGGTTTAACAATTATGGCTGGTAGATTTTCTGGTTTAATATTTACTTTTTTGATGTTAGTTTGAAATGCGTCTACCATTAGACCACATCCATAGAAAACCTAAACTCAACAAGTGCTTGCGTGTTGTTTTCTTTAACAAATGTTTCTGAAGACGTATTTTCGATAACAGTATAGCCAGTCAATCCGTATAGTGGATTTGGAGAAGATACGTTTTCCATTCTAATTGCATCTACAGATACATAGTGATTTGTTGACAGTGAGCCACCATCAAATACCGCAACATAAATCTTTACAGTATCCATATCTCTCCACTTAAACCCAGAGTCAATTGTCATTTCTGAAAGCGTTTGGGATAGCACAACATACCTGTTTGAAGAAGAGTAGCTGCTCATGTTTTCTGTTTTACCAAATCTTGCTTTTGTGTTGTTAGAAGCGTCAATAAAGTCAACAATTACATTAACCCTGTCTGGGTGGTTAGATGTTCCTGCACCATCTTTATTTATAACAGATAGGGCTACTTTAATTTTATCTGTTGGTGAGTTTCTTGTTAAGTCTGCTTGAGTATTTTCTAAAAGAATAAAGTTATCGTTTGCGTCTACGCTATAGGCTAGTACTTCTGCATCTGTATCTACGGTACTTGCCATAGCAACACCATTACCAAGAATAAAAATTGAGCTGTCAAAGAATCTTGGTGTTTCGTATCTTGCAATTCTTTCGCTATTTGAAAATAGAATATTTGTGGCAGATGCTCTGAAGGCTGCAGAGGTTTGGTCAAATACTCCGTCGGTAAAATTAATTGCGTTTGTTCCGCTTGAGCCTCCGTCTAGTGCTGATGTAACTGGGGTAAGTTCTACTGCTGTAGCAGAGCTACTTGTTTTTGAGTACCACTTTTCTGCAGTAGAAAATGTAAACAAGTTTCTGCTATCTGCAACGCCAGCCGATGGGTTTTGTACTGCAGGATAAATTCCAATCTCAGAAATCTCATATCTCTCGGTTGTTGGCAATTCTGCTGTAAGAACTAGCATACCGTCTGCATATCCACGAGAAATAATAGGAACCCTGAGCATCTCAAAGTCCATTTCTGTTTTTGCTTTAAACGCTGTTTTATATCCACTAGAGTCTGTGGTCCAGTTATATGAACTTGAGATAGGTTTTGCACCACAACCTAGAGCGATGTATGATGCATAACTTGGTGTCTGACCAAGCATATATTTTGCTAAAATAGATTTTCCAGTAGTTGTAATCATTATGTATACATTGTATCATTAAAAGCCGTGTCCATGACTAAAAATTCTACTTCTACCCTTTCATTTCCAACAACATTTGCAAAAGAAATAGACACTTCGTATTCGGCACTTGTTTCTGTAGCAGTATATTCTTCTGTTGGTTCTTCTGCTACTGGAATATACTTATCAAGATTAATTTCAAATGCGTCAAAGTACGACTGCAGTGTTGACTGCAGTGCAATTAGATTTTTGGGATTGTAAGCAATGCTAATGTTGGACAGGTTTGTTATTGGAGAATATTTAATGTTTTGACCATTTACCACATCTTCCCTAAGAATTGTTGACAATGCCCTGGCATTAAAATATTCAAACTCTTTAAAGAATACAGAGGCACTAGTATTAATTGGTGTTTGGTTTTGAGTTGTAAGATTTGTTATTGGCGGAGCTGATTTAATTGCTCTGTTTTGTTCAGCCTGTCTAAGAAAATAAAGTATGGTTGATGCCGACTGTGGCAAGTCTGGATATGCTGAAATAGATGTAGTTTTTGCTTGTGGAGTTACAGAACCTCCACCATCTATGGAGCTGTATGGTTTTGCCATTATACTACCTCACTTAAATAAACATTCATTTTTGGACCATCTGGTTCAACATTGTTTTCAATAGAGTATACTACAAACCTTGTGTTTCCTGCAGATATTTGATTAATGTTATCTACATCATATTCAAGTTCAACAATATCGCCTAATTGAATAATTGGCATTCCAAACACTTCGACACCAACAGAGCGTCTTGGTCTCATAATTTTCTTAACTATCCATCCCATAATATTGTTTGCAACATCCTGTGTTTGAATGTAAATAGAATCTAGGCTAAAGTCTTTTTTGCCATAGGTCATTCTGCTGTTTTGAATATCAATATATGCTTCTCTAGCCAAAGAAGGATTATTAAATAGCGAGTCTGAAACAAACTCTGTGTCTGAAAAATCGCTACGTTTTGCAAAGTAGTCGTCTACAGTTAGTTCGTTTTGCGTATCATTTGTTAGGGTAAGCCCAATAATTGACAGTGGATTACCTGTTCCAGAGCCAATAGAAAGCGGTCTGTCTGTATTGTTAAAAATTAAAAACTCTGCTCCATAAGGTGTTGAGCTAAATCCAGAAATTGTATAACCTTTTGTTTTATCGTCAACGGAAACTACCTTGGACGAAAGAGATGGATACGCTTTGTCAAACTTAATATTTAAATATGCACACTCTCTCATAATGGTTCCAAATTCTTCGTAGTAAATGTTGTAGTCAGAGCCGTTTGTTCCGACATTGCTAAAGAATGTTGTCTTTAAGATATCGTTAATTCCATATGTTTCTGGGGCTTCACTTGTTATTCTTTTTATTCCAAGTGTGTCCGAGGCTAAATTGTTTTTGCCTTTAACCAAAGATACCGACCTATTTTTTGAATAGTTAGCAGACAAAGCATAAACATTTTCAAACATTGCTCTTGACGTTCCACGAACAAACAGGGCAATATTTTGAGTGTCTGTACCCTCTAGGAAGTCGGTCTCCTCCACCTGAGCAATTAGTTTTCCATTAATATAAATATAAAAGTTATATGTTTTAGAATCAATCTTTTCATATTCAACAGCCACGTCATACACCCTTGGCTCTTGCTCATCATTTGGCAAAATTCCTGCACCAAAAAAGTCACCGCTATCGGTCAAAACAGAATACAAACCTCTAAACAAAACTGTTGGAATAGATGGCTCTGTTGCAGAAAAGGTTGGATTTCTGTTTAGTTTATAAAAATAAACTGTTGCAATTTCGTTGCCATTGTAGTCAGCGATGTTGTCTTGTGACAGAGCAACAAGCTCTAGGTAGTATCCTGTATTGGTTGTAGGATTTACCATAATTCCAAGACCAGCACTACCGCCAGAAATTGTTGGAAGTTCGGATGCCTGTCCAGTTAAGGTAAAGTATGGCATAGCTCCATACGCTAGTTGAGAACCATTTTCTTTACTCTTAATTGTTCCAATAATTCTCATTCTTGTTCCAACGTGATTATACTTTGTTCCAAGATTTTTGTAAGAGTATGTAATAAAGTCTTTTGGTGAGCCATCGGCAGACACAAAGTTAGGTCCATTCATAACTAGTGCGGATGCAGAAACTGTTTTTGGAGCCAAGTCCTGTACGTCTTTCTGCAGTTCATTTCTACTTTCTGTGGTAAAAGTATTTTTAATTACGGTAGAGATATTTGCTGTCCTGGCTTTTGTTTGACTTGAGCTGCCAGAAGAAATTTCTATACCAGATTCTTGGGTAGTAATTGCAGAGAATGGCGTTGCTCCTTCAAAAATATATGAGGTATCCATTTTGCATCCAGATATATATGCCACATCTGTCCAGTCGTTTAAAAGCACATTTGGATTTTCAATGGAAGGAGTTTTCTTAGATGTTTTTGATGGGTGGTATGTGATAGTTGTTCCAAACTGACCACGCCCATGCTTGACTACAACGCTATCTTTTACTTCCGAATAAATTCTAACTAGCCCAGTAGCGTACATTTTACCCAAGAATGGTAGATTGTTTTTATAGTCTTCGTACTCTAGTTGACTGGTAATCCATACTTTGCCCTCTCCAGTAATATCGTACTGGATTGCATCGTATTTAATAATTTCACCATTTGCATAAAAGTATCCAGCATATCTGTTTATTGCTTGCCAGAAAATACTTTCTCCAAAGTCCATGGTATTGTCAATAACGTTTCCTCCAGAATAACTTGGAACAACATCGGTTAGGTCTGAGTTTAGAGGCATTGCGTTAAGAACATATTCAGACTGGCTTCCTCTATCTTTTGTAAGCGTGTCTGAAGAAATTTCCCACAGCATTGTTGGCTGATACCCCCAAGAAATTTCTCTGTCAGATAGGTTCTTTGCCAGTGGCGTAAGTGGTGCTCTAAGAACATTTCTTGTGGTATAGCTAATCTTTCCATCATTGTATACATCATTTGTTTGCGATGCAATGTCGGCAATGTTTGTTAGATTATTTACGTTTGTAGACTCATTGTTAATGATGCCGTCACTAGCAGCATCCGCAAGGCTCTTTCTAAAATCTTTTGTTCCATACAAAGTAACGTTGGTTGCTCTACCGCCATTAGCAACAGTGTCTGGCATGAGATACTCTTTTGACATCACAACAAGATTATTGTATTCGTCAAAGAACATTGCTGTTTGACTTGCTCTAGCTAGGTCTTGTAGCACTTGTGCAACTGTGGTTTTTGGAGCAACAAAAAAGTATGGAACAACAAAATCTACTTCTCCTGTTGCTCTATAAAAACTAAAGTTTGAAAAACCAATTGAGTCTAACAGCGAGCCCACAATGTAGGGCAATGTACGATTAATAATTAAAACATTGCTTATTTCTTGTGACTCTAGATAAAAGAAAAAATCTCTTAGCGTAATGCTCATGTCTCTTGTTTTTGAATTATACTGTGGAAATGTTTCAGAGTACAGCGTCTTTTGAGGAATATAAAAATCTACTCCGTCAACGTCTTTTACAATTTGATAAAATCTAAACTGAACATTCTTTGTATTTAGGTCTGCAACAATGCTTCCTGTTCCAGTGCTATAGTTATAAGTATTGTTAGGATTAAATGACTGGTCATAGTCAAAGATATTTATTTGTCCACTGCCAGCAATAAGTTGTCCCACAGGCAATCCGCTAAGACCAAGGTCTGAAGCAGTCTTTTTAATGTTAAAGCTTTCTGTTATGTCTGTAATGTTTGCAGCAAGTCTAGGAGAAAGTTCAATTAGGTCAAACGATGAGTCGTTAGTATTCATTGTTCTAACAACTATTCTTAGTCCATTTAGTCTTTGTAGCTCTCTGTATACCCTGCTAGAACCAGCAACATAGTAGTCTGGGTCTGTAAAGTCTGTAACATAGTTGCTACTTGCTGAAACATCTTCTGTCGAAAGTAAGCTCCAGCCATAGTTTGGAGTTAGTTGTGTATAGTTGTCTAGCTTTGTTTCGCTAGTTCCACCATTCCAAATATAGAATATTCCCTTGTCTGTTGAGTTTGCTTTTACCAAGTATGCATATCCTGTTATAGATAGTTCTGGTAGTGCATCAGTAGACGACAATGTTTGAACATAGGTAAAGCTTGCTGGCTTATTGGTTATTCCATAAGATAGCTCTACATAGCCATTGCTTCCAATTAGGCTTGTTCCGTCAAATGAGTATGCGTCTGTCCAAGTGTTGTTATCTGCGTCAAGGTACTGAATCCTCCATTCTTTGGGAACTCTTTTGTTCTCGCCAGATGCTCCTTCATAAAAAGGGTCTGAAAAAGTAGCGTTGCCAGATTTAAAAGTTCCCTTATTAATGCTGCCTACATGGGTTTGCATTTTAACAACAATTCTGTTTGCAAAAATTGGGTCTGTATATTTAATAAATGGGGCAGCATCATCAATGTAGTATGTGCCAGAAGAGTTTACAGATACCCCTCTTTTCTTGGGAGTTGCAAAACCATTTACGCTTTCCTCTCTTGTAGATGTCCAGTATTTAAAATTATCATCTTTACTTGGGAAATAGTAGCGTGGTCGTTGAAACATATCCGACTCTATACCTTGAATATATCTATTTGAATGATTAATAACTTTATTAATGCCTGAACGTGGTCTAAACTTATAAAAACATTGCTCTAAAGAAAACAATGATTTCATTTTGATGTCTGTGTTTACAATATACTCTTTGTCTCCATCATCGTTATACCCTCCGTCAACAACAATGTCTGCATTGGTTGCGTTTGTATAGGCATTAATGGCATCTGTTGATTCATAGACTGAGCGAACCACCCCAAAATTTGCCTCTGTCGGAGAAGCCACAGTTGGTCTATAGCGATAGTTACCAATCTTCTCAATGTTTTCGGCATTGTTTAAGTTCCACTCAACAAGTACTAGTGACTCTGTTTTAATTGTTGAGCTTTGTTCCAGGTGTTCTTTAAGAGTTGAGTTTCCAAACATTTTATACCTCTTCTAGTGTAACAGAAACGTTCCAAAAATCATAATTAGTTCCACCACGTTTTTGAACACTATAAGTAAAGCTAGAAATATACATTTCAATTATTTGACTATACTGAGACAAATGTCCATATTTTGCGTCACCCTTTGGAAAGTTAGTATATTTATCATACGATAGGAATACCCAGAAAGGTCCTTTGTGGTTTTCATACCAGTCAAGTAGTTCTACTCCACCTGCACCGCCATCGCTTGTATGTGTTTGTGACCTTGTTAAAGATGTAGCACCAGCAGTATTAAAATCTGGGTCAGCATAGAACGAGCGAGATGGCAGCATTTGCCACGAAACGCTAATTTGTAGTTTATCTGCAACGTGGTATGAACGCATACGACCATTTACCATACGCTTACGTTGCTCAATTCTTTGTGGGGTAAACTGAATTTCACCTCTGTTATCGTCAGATAGAATGATAAAGTCTCCTGCTGGCAATGCATCTCCAATACCGTCGGTGACTGCTGTTGTTGTCGAATTAGACACTACAAATGCTGTGGTAGTAGCTGAAACAACGCTGTAGCTGCCGTTATAGGCTTCTGGAGATAGACCCTGAATGAATACAATGTCTCCTGCTTGAAGAGTGTTGCTTGCCGTATAAGTAACATATCCAGCACTTGGTGTGCTTGGGGTAACTGCTGAAATAGCAATCAAAGCTCCTCTTTCGTACCCAGATGGCACATAAACACCATTGCTAATTTCGCCAGAATTATCCGACCACAACATTGCTTGTGGGCGAGAGTACTGTTTGCGACCTGTCATATAAGTTGAAGTTGCCATTAGAAATTATTACCTCTTATTCTTCTTGCGTCAATTTCGTTAATCTTATTCATAACTGCTCTAGCGATATCGTCAGCACTTGCATTAGAGCCAGCATTAACATTGACACTATAATTATACACTGAATTGCCTCCGTAGGTTCCACTATTAATTGCTTTAAGGTTCCCTAGTCCAAACTCTTCAACTGCTGGTTGGCTAACAATAAATTCTCCTGGTGTTAGCATTGCTGGTACTGTGTCTGTTCCCATTGCAAAGCCTCCAAGTGACATATACTTTGGCATAACCATACCACCAGAAGCATATCCAGCAAAGTATTTTCTAAACGCTCCATAGCCTTTTGCAGCAACTGCTTTTTCAATTTCTCTTGCTCCAGACTTTTTGTCATACTGTGCAAGTTTGTAAACAGCACTATTTTTGTTTTTTGGGTCAAGTATTTTTTTGTAGGCTGTTGCATTTTCTGCATCGTCAGTGCTGTAATTTGATATGGGTTTGTTTTTATTTCTTGTTTCAATTTCCTTAAGAGCTTTTTCTGCATCGTTAATCTGTTTTGAAAGCCGTGTTCGTTCTGGGTCTTCTCTAATTGTTTTTAGTAGTGTAAATGCGTCTAGGATTTCTTTTGGTATAAAACTGGTCAAATCTTTGACTGTTTGTTTTTCATAAGCCTCTGGGTCAAAGTTTTCGTATTTTGCTCTTGCGTCTTTTTCAGCTTTTACAAGTTTGTTATATTCATCCTTTTTTTGGCGAGGCAATTCTGCGTAATCAAACTTTCCGTTAGTCATGTTTTCCTTGCGGAGTTCAAAAACTTCCACAGCGGAAACTGCTGGAGCAATTAGGTTTCCAAGCCTTCTTTCTTCTTCTGCTGCTGCTGTTTTTGAAGTTGCCTTTGAAAGCAATCCAGAACCATAGTCTTGCAGAGTTCTGTTACCTGCAATACCTCCAACACCTTTAAGATTAGCGGTTACTCCCTTTGTTGTAAGTGGCTTACTACTTTTTTCTTCTTCTTCTTCAGGTATTACAGTCGGCTTGCCGTCAAAACCGCCACCTCCTCCAGTTACTTTTTTATTGGCAGGGTTGTCTTTGCTTGCAGCCCAATTTATAACTGCTAGTCTATTTTTCTCTGCTTCTTTTCCAATCTTAATTTCGTTTTCAAGTTGGGCTGCTTTTGATAGTGCTGTTGCATCATTTAAAGTTTTAATTTGGTCTTCAATGTCTTTTCTTGTCATTAGAACGCCATTGATATCTACCTCAATTTTTTCTAGCTCGTTTTTTCTAGCTTCTTCCATTGATGCACGTCTTGCTTCAACAGCTTGCGAAGCAGCAAGTGCTTCCATTTCTTTGGCAGCACGAACTGCACCAGACAAATCACCCTTAGAGAATGCTTCAGCCAATGTAAGTTGTAGTTGATTTTGTTTAGCAATAGCATCATTAGCCTGTTGAATTTTATCAAGTGCTTCGTTTCTTTCGTCATACTTTTTATTAATCTCTTCTTCTTTGCTTGAAATAATGTCAAGATTTGCGTTGTACATTTCTACATACTTTTGTCTCTTTTCGTCTGCATCCATCATTAGCCATTGTGCCTTCTTTGCCATGAGGTATGATTTGACTAATGCTTTTCTAGACTTACCCTCTTTGTCTGCTGCAAATGCAGATGCAACGGTTGCGTCTGAAAGAATCTCGTATGCGTCTGCTGCTGTAAGAACACCCTTCTTAACAAAGTCTGCCATTCCATTTTTAGCACCAGAGAATGCCTTAGACATATTTTGTGCTTGAAGAACAATCTTGTCATTTTCTACAATAGCGTCTCCAAAAGCCAACTGATTAGTAACCTTAATAAGTGTTCTGGCAAAGTCTGTAAGTTCTCCCTTTGCATTCATCAAACGTGACTTGTACTTGTCGTAGTCTTCTTTGCTT